TGCGGCCCATACTACGGGCGCGGCTATCACGGTGCAGAACCTGCCCGCTATTAACGTATGGCCCACACCCAATGCCCCCGGTAGCCAGTACATGTTTGTGTACTACCGCATGCGCCGTATTCAAGACGCCGGTACGGGCGTGACCGTGCAAGATATTCCGTTCCGCTTTATCCCCTGCATGGTGGCGGGGTTGGCCTATCTGTTGAGCATGAAGCTGCCAAATGCCGATCCAACCCGCACGATGGCGCTCAAGGCCGACTACGAACAGCAATGGGACTTGGCCCAGTCGGGAGACCGAGAAACTGCGCCTTTGAGGTTTGTGCCAAGGAACTTGTTCTATGCCTAGTCGTTTTGCATCAGGTAAGCATGCAATCGCTGAGTGTGATCGGTGTAGCTTTCGCTTTAAATTAAAAGAGCTAAAAACCGAAGTAGTTAAGACCAAGCCTTTTAAAATTAAAGTTTGTAAGTCGTGTTGGAACCCGGATCAGCCGCAATTGCAGTTGGGTATGTACCCAGTCAACGACCCCCAAGCGGTGCGTGATCCTCGCCCTGACGTGAGCTACCGAGTCTCTGGCCAGAGTGGCTTACAGATCCTGCTAACGGACAGCACTGCGCAGGATGGGTTTGGTTACCCAGAAGCGGGTAGTCGGGTGTTCCAGTGGGGCTGGAGTCCTGTTGGTGGGGCAAGAGGGTTTGACACACTTTTAACACCAAATAACTTGGTGATAGCGGTAGAATTAGGCACAGTTACGGTTACAACGACATAAGGAGTCGATCATGGACAAAGCAGATTTGGCACAAGACAAGAAGATGATGGCTGGAGCCGTGCACAAGCATGAGAAGAAGCTACATCCCGGTCAGCCTATGACGAAATTTGCCAAAGGTGGCAAGACAAACGCCCAGATGAAGGCGCTTGGTCGTGGTTTGGCTAAAGTTGCTAACCAGAAACGGGGTTAATCATGGCCACTTTTAGCAAAAAAGTTATGGGCAAAGAGGTTGGCGATGCCAAAGTTTATGCCCCACCCCACACGATGGATGGCAAAGCGGGTGTGGACATAAAGAACAGCGGCTATAACGGTGGTAACCGTATGAAAGCCAATGACGTAAATATGTCTGTTGGAAGCATCAGCCGCAATGACTACCCTGCACCTAAGACGACAGGTATCAAAACCCGTGGTAACGGCGCGGCTACTAAAGGCATCGTCGCCCGAGGCCCAATGGCTTGATATGAATTACACGCAACTGTTCGATACCATTCAGTCGTATACGGAAAATAATTTTCCGGACTTTACTCTTGCCAGTGGCGGGATAGAGACGACTACCGAACAGATTAACCGATTCATTCAACAAGCTGAACAGCGCATTTACAACTCGGTGCAGTTTCCGTCAATTCGTAAGAACATGGTGGGTAACGTCCAAATCAGTAACAAGTACCTCAAAGCACCCGACGACTTCCTTGCCGTCTACTCAATGGCGGTGATTACAGATTACGGGACAGCCGCTGAGACCTACGAGTTCTTGTTGAACAAGGATGTGAACTACATCCGGCAAGCGTACCCCACACCCGCAGACACCGGGTTGCCAAAGCATTACGCCTTGTTTGGCCCTGCAATCGTAGCTAGTGTGATTACCAATGAGTTGACGTTCATACTTGGCCCAACACCTGATGCGGTTTATACCATTGAGTTGCATTACTATTACTACCCTGAATCAATCACGACTGCAAGTACGTCATGGCTTGGTGATAACTTTGACACGGTGCTGCTGTACGGCTCACTGGTAGAAGCGTACACGTACATGAAAGGTGAAGCCGATATGCTGGCTTTGTACGATGGTAAGTACAAAGAGGCACTGGCCTTGGCCAAACGTCTTGGCGATGGTATGGAGCGCCAAGATGCCTACCGTTCTGGACAATATAGACAGGCGGTGACTTGATGGCATTCACCGGCAATTTTTCCTGCAATACATTGCGGTCTGGGCTAGTAGCCAACACGTTGAATTTCTCAACTGATACGTTTCGTTTGGCGCTATACACAAACTCAGCAACACTGGATCAATTAACTACGGCCTATACGTCAGTGGATGAGGTTTCTGGTGGCAACTATGTAGCCGGTGGGTCGGTAGTAGCGGCCACGGTCAGTACGGCTCTTAGCACAACCGGCAGCATCATCTATGTTAGTTTCTCAAGTCCGGCTTGGACAGGCGCAATCACTGCGCGTGGGGCTTTGATCTATAAAGCTGGTGCAAATGGCGCTGTTTGTGTTCTGGATTTTGGCAGCGACAAAATATCCACCAGTACTTTTGTCGTCACAATGCCCGCTGACACGAGTACATCTGCACTTATTAGACTTGTTTAAGGGGAAAATATGGCATTGGTTACAACCACCAAAGGCGAAATGGACGAATCTTTGCTTGAGAAAAAAGAGGGTTCCGTCGATAATGACAACGAGTACACAACTTGGGTGGAGTATTGGCTAGAGGGCGAACTTGTCCACCGTTCGGCGCATGTTCAATTGAAAAAATCGGTGGGGCTAAAAGTCGAAGCCGCATCTTTCGGTTAATTTTTTAAAGGAGCCTCAAATGGCAAATACGCAATCAATGTGCACATCGTTCATGGGGCAACTGCTCAATGGCGGTCACCAATTTGGAACAATTACGTTGACCTCACGTACAAGTTTGACAGCCCCCACTGCTGACTCGTTTAAAGCGGCTTTGTACTTGGCATCAGCAACAATGAATGCCTCTGCAACTGTGTATACGGTAACAGGTGAAGTATCTGGTACAGGCTATAGTGCTGGTGGTGTGGCGGTAACTATGGGAACCGTTCCAACAGCCACTAATAGCTCTGCAACTGCGGGTGTTGCATTTGTCACGCCTTCGGCCAGTATCACATACACCACAGTGACTTTGGCTACGGCGTTTGACGCAGTGCTGCTCTACAACTCCACTCAAGGCAATACGGCTGTTAGCGTCCACACTTTTGGTTCACAGACCATAAGCGCCGGTACGTTTACATTGACGATGCCTGCAAATACGACAAGCACTGCGCTGATCCGCTTGGCAACAACCTAATAGGCTTCTTAAAGGGGCCGGGTTATGGCAACCGGATGGGGCATAGATGGTTGGGGTGATAACACTTGGGGCGGCTCCCAGTCGGAGATAGCCGGGAATAGTGCTGCCGGTGCTGTAGGTACGGTAGTTGCGTCTTCTGAGTTTCCTGTACCGATTACGGGGGTTGGGGCTACGGGGGCTGTAGGAACGGTAGCAATGGGTGAGCGCACAGTGGCGCTTACTGGTGTAGTTGCTTCTGGCGCGGTGGGCAATGTTGTAGAGACAAACAGCCCCACGGAAGATGGCGTCGTTGCGCAAGGTCAGGTAGGGTCGGTTGGCCTTGTTAGTACAGTGGCGCTTACTGGCGTGGCGGCATCGGGGGGTGTGGGAACTGTAAATTTTGCTTATGTGGCGTTTTTGTCGGGCGTGGTGGGAGCAGGCAACGTAGGCTCTATTGCAGCTACAAGCAGAACAGTGGCAATATCAGGGGTGCAGGCAAGTGGTCAGGTAGGAACGCCAAATTATTTTTATTGGTCAGTAATTGATGACAACGAAACGCCAAACTGGCAAAATGTGCCAATGACTGTGTAAAGGATGATGATATGGCAGTAACAAATTTTACCCCTCTCCTTGGTCTGGCTTTGCCGACCACAGGTGATCTGTCCGGTACATGGGGAACCACGGTCAACACTGCAATCACCGACTTGCTTGATGATGCGGTAGCAGGTACGGTCACGCTTTCAGCAAACGCAGATGTCACGCTAACTACAACCAACGGCGCGGACAACCAAGCGCGTAATGCGGTCATCCTGTGGACTGCCAGTAACGGCGCTACCACACGCAACATTACAGCCCCGGCGCAAAGCAAGGCTTATATCGTCATCAATGCGGGTACTGGCTCCATTGTGGTTCGTGGCTCTGGCCCGACAACAGGTATCACAATTACTTCGGGCACTCGTGCCTTGGTTGCTTGGAACGGTTCTGACTTCGTAAAGATTGTCAGTAACCCAGTCATTCTTACTACTGACGTTTCTGGTACGCTACCCGTAGCCAACGGCGGTACAAGCCTGACGACCCTCACTGCCAACAACGTGATTCTCGGCAACGGCGCATCAGCACCAACTTTTGTAGCACCTAGTTCATCAGGCAACGTGCTGACGAGCAACGGCACGACTTGGCAGTCAACTGCACCAGCAGCAAGCGGGGCTACCAAGGGCCAAGCTATCGCATTCTCAATCATCTTTGGTCTGTAAGGATTCATCATGGCAAACCCAAACATAGTCTCCGTAACCGCAATTTACGGCACAACCACATACCTGACTCCAGCTAACACGACTGCTAACGTCCTGCTGTCCAATGCTGCATCAAGCGGTCTGGTCTACAAGATCAACCAGATTGTGTGCGCTAATGTGAATGGCTCAAGTGCAGTAAACGCAACGGTAGCTATCAACAACGCTGCTGCGGGTGGGGGTACAAACTTCCCGGTGATTAGCACGGTGTCAGTGCCAGCCAGTGCCAGCGTGATCGCCGTAGACAAGACGACTGCCATCTACCTGATGGAGAATAGCTCCATCGTCGTCACGTCCGGCACTGCCAGCGGCATTACATACACCATCAGCTATGAGTCGATAGCTGCGTAAGGGGTAGCCCGTGAGCATACGCCAATACAATTTGGGGAGCATTGTCAAGCCGGGGTTTAATCCGCTCGGGGCGCAAACGAGCGTGACTACTTACCAGCCTTATTTGTATAGTTGGGGAGCCGCAAGTAATGGCGCACTTGGTTTGGGCAACATTACAGATTATTCTAGTCCAAAACAAATTGGTGCGTTAACCACTTGGTCAAAATTTTCCACGGGGTTAAGACAAACATTTGCAACCAAAACAGATGGAACATTGTGGGTTTGGGGGGGCGGTCAATCAGGCGCTTTGGGTCTTGGCAATACAACCAACTATTCATCTCCAAAACAACTAGGCGCATTGACTAATTGGTCAACACCGTCAGGCAACCGCGATTATTGTTTAGCTATTAAAACCGATGGAACATTATGGGCGTGGGGAATAAACACTAATGCCACACTGGGAACGGGAAACACAACCAATTATTCATCGCCCAAACAAATTGGCGCATTGACTACATGGGCAAAAGCCTCTTCTGGTGGTTGGTATCATTCCGCTGCTATTCAAACTAACGGAACTTTATGGACTTGGGGTTATAACACCGCAGGTCAATTAGGGTTAGGCAATACAACCAATTATTCTTCTCCCAAACAAGTTGGTGCGCTTACTACTTGGTTGTCAGTGTCTTGCGGTCAATATATGACCTCTGCTATAAAAACAGACGGAACACTTTGGGCGTGGGGCAACAACGTTTACGGTCAGTTAGGTCTTGGTAATACGACATACTACTCCTCACCCAAACAAATAGGTGCATTAACAACTTGGGCATCAATAAGTGCTGGCACATCATATGTAATTGGGGTCACGACAAATGGTGGGCTCTATGCTTGGGGGCGCAATCAATTTGGACAACTTGGTTTAAATAACACAACCAATTATTCTTCTCCTAAACAAATTGGCTCGTTATTAACATGGTCAACAATTTCTGGCGGCTCCACTTTTGCTGCTGCATCAAAAACAGATGGAACACTATGGTCTTGGGGAAATAACTCTAATGGTCAATTAGGAATAGGTAATGTCACTTACTATTCATCGCCAAAACAAATTGGTAGTTCTACTACGTGGTTGAGCGCGGCTGCTTCAGGTAGCGGTGGTGTCTTTACCATAGCCGCTTTATACTAAGAACATCATGCCGTCAACAACAATAGTCTCAGGCGTTCAATACTCAGGCATCTGGACAATGCAACAGGTGAATGCCGCTGTAGCTGCGAGTACTTGGCCTTATCCACCTCCGGGCTTGTGGTCTTGGGGCGAAAACAATTACGGTCAATTGGGTCTTGGTAATACAACCTACTATTCTTCCCCTAAACAAGTATCGCCAATTGCAACTTGGGCAACTGTTTTAGGAGGGAATGATCATTCAGCAACCGTTAAAACTGATGGCACTCTTTGGACTTGGGGAAGAAACAATTTAGGACAACTTGGTCTTGGAAATATTACAGATTACTCCAGCCCTAAACAAGTTGGAATCCTTACTGGCTGGTCAAAAATTTCAGTCGGCACTAGGTTTACAATTGCAATAAAGACCAATGGCACTCTTTGGTCATGGGGGTCAAATGCTCAAGGTCAATTGGGTTTAAGTAATCTTACTAATTATTCCAGCCCAAAACAAGTTGGTGCACTTACAACTTGGTCGGTTGTTGCGGCGGGTTCTAATCAGACTTTAGCAATTAAAACTGATGGTACTTTGTGGGCTTGGGGATACAATATTCATGGCCAATTAGGTTTTGGGAATACAGTAGATTATTCGTCTCCTAAACAAGTAGGTGCGTTGACGACTTGGTCTAAAGTTACAACGGGGTCATTAGTTTCTTTTGGCATTACTACTGGGGGAGCATTATGGGCTTGGGGATATAACTTTAGTGGAGCACTAGGTTTGGGTACTTCTGGAGCATATGCTAGTAAATCAAGTCCTAATCAAGTTGGTGCATTAACAAATTGGTCTAACATTTCTGTTAGGGTATCTCCAATATCTGTTAAAACAGATGGAACTCTTTGGTCATGGGGCAGTAATACGTACGGGCAGTTGGGAGTTGGTAACACCACTGGTTACTCAAGCCCAAAACAAATTGGCGCTCTTACTACTTGGCTAACCATTTCGGCTGGTTTTTATCATAATTCTGTTATTAAAACTGACGGTACTTTGTGGACATGGGGAAGTAGTGTTCAAGGTCAGTTGGGGCTAGGAAACACAACAAACTACTCCAGCCCTAAACAGGTAGGCTCATTAACTAGTTGGTCTACAGTAGGGAATGGATATTATTTTACGTTAGCTGCAATATCTTAAACCTAAACTTCACCCCATGAACAAAACCCTCCATTTCCTCTCTGGCATCCCTCGCTCTGGCTCCACGGTGCTGGCCGCTATCCTCAACCAGAATCCGATGACGCACGTGTCAACAACGTCTGGTCTGGTTCATGCACTGGATGGCTTGGCTAACACTTGGCATTCGGCTGGTCTGCTGAATGAGAACGACCCTGAGCGGACTAAGCTGGCTCAGACGATGCGTGGTGCGATTGATGCGTTCTACGAGGACACAGAGGCTCCTGTCATCATCGACAAGTCCCGTGGCTGGCCTATCGCGCAGATCATGGCGGCTATGTCTCAAGTCCTTGGCAAGCAGCCTAGAATCATCGCTACGGTGCGCTCAGTGCCAGACTGTGCTGCCAGCTTCATCCGGGTAGCCAAGCCTGAGAACCTTGACGAGTTTATGTACTCCGGTCAGTTGATGGATCACCTGAAGGCTGCGTACATCTCGCTCCAGAACGGCTACAACTTTGCGCCTGAGAACTTCCTGTTTGTTGAGTACGAAGACCTGCTGGCAGACCCCAAAGCGCAACTGGCACGTATCCATGAGTTCTTGGGACTGCCAGACTTCTCCTACGACTTTGACAACATTGACGGCTCTACGGTGGCTGAAGATGACGAGAACCTGCACGGCCACGCTGGTATGCACGATGTCAAGCCCAAGCTGGAAGCCCAGCACAAGCAAGACCCCAAAGACCTGCTGAAGTCCCACTACGGTAGCTTCTGCCAGCCTGAGTTTTGGCTGGAGCGCCCTCGCACCACCCCAGAGCTTCACGCACTGGATTTGCAACTGGCGGCGTCCACAACGGGTGACTTTGCTGAAGGCTGGCGCTTGGCACAGCAACTGGAAGCAGACGAGCCAAACAACCACCGCGCTGCCTACAACCGGGGTTGGTACTACCTGCGCCAAGGCCAGATTCAAAAGGGCTACAGCCTGATGGACAGGGGCCGTGTGGCTGGTGTCTTTGGCAACAAGCGCCCTGATGTACCCACTCAGCAGTGGGACGGTAAGACCAAAGGGATTGTCCTGCTCAATCTTGAAGGCGGTCTGGGCGACCAGATTCACCAAGTGCGCTACGCCAAGCACATCGCCGCACGGGGCTGCAAGGTCATCGTGGCTTGCACTGGCTCACTCGCATCGCTGTTTGTTGGTGTGGAGGGTGTGTCTTCAGTCATCCAGCACGAAGCCATGTTCGGCATTTACCATGACTTCTGGGTTGCTGGTATGTCGGCGGTAGTGCCGCTGGGCTTTGAGCTTGCCGACATCTCTGGCGCTCCATACCTGACCAAGCCAACCACCATCAAGGGCCGCAAAAAACGCATTGGCCTGCGCTGGCAAGGGCAGAGTCAGTTTGAGCATGAGCATCACAAGAAGTTTCCATACGAGTTGATGTTCCATGCAGTCAAAGATGCTGACGCTGAGTTCATCAGCCTGCAACGGGATGAGGGTGCAGACGCCTGCCCAGCTTGGGTCAAGCCCGTGCCGCTGAATAGTTGGGAAGACACCCGCGCCGCCGCTGCATCGTGCGACTTGGTGATTAGTTCTTGCACCAGCGTCAGCCACTTGTCAGCAGCTATGGGGGTTGAGACTTGGGTCATCACACCCGTCATGCCTTACTTCCTGTATGCGCTTGCTGGCGAAGCCACACCGTACTACGACTCAATGAAGCTGATGCGCCAAGAAGTGTTTGGTGATTGGCAGGCTCCGTTTGACCGCATCAAAGACCGCTTGGGCGTCAAGCCTGCGCTGAGGAGCGTTGCATGAGTTTTAGATACACCTCGGGTATAAACAAGCCGGGGTTTAACCCGCTTGGGGCGCAGACGAGCGTGACTACGTATTTCCCGTATTTGTATAGTTGGGGAAGAAATAATGCGGGTCAATTGGGCTTAAATAACCTTACGGATTATTCATCACCAAAACAAGTCGGTTCTTTAACTACTTGGGCCAACATTACTGGTGGGGGTAATCAATTTGTTATAAGCACCAAGACTGACGGGACTCTGTGGTCATGGGGTTTTGGAACTACGGGTTCTCTTGGACTTGGCAATACTACAGATTATTCTTCACCAAAACAAGTTGGCGCTCTGACCACTTGGCTTAATGTGTCGGCGGGGTATAGCGGTCAAGTTTTAGCCACTAAAACAGATGGCACATTATGGGCATGGGGTTACAACGCTCAAGGGCAACTTGGTTTAGGAAATACAACATCCCGTTCATCTCCAGTTCAAGTAGGTGCGCTCACAAATTGGTCATTAGTAGCCGCAGGCGGTAGTTCATCATTAGCCTTAAAGACTGATGGAACCCTTTGGTCTTGGGGACAGGGGTCTTATGGTGCACTTGGTCTTGGAAATACCACGTACTATTCCTCGCCAAAACAAATTGGCGCTTTAACTACATGGGCACAAATTGGAATGGGTGGCGGTTATGCAGGATATGCAATTAAGACCAACGGCACAATGTGGGCTTGGGGGCGTGGTGATAATGGTGGCTCTCTTGGGCTTGGCAATTTGACAAACTACTCTAGTCCTGTGCAAGTTGGGGCATTAACCAATTGGTCAAAAATATCTGCGGGTAATTTTTATTGTGTTGCGTTAAAAACCGATAATACTATGTGGGCTTGGGGAACAAATAACTCCGGTCAACTTGGGCAAGGAAATACAACAGATAGATCATCTCCAGTTCAAATTGGCGCACTATCCACTTGGAGTAGTATTTCTGCTGAAGGTTTAGATTGTTGTGGAGCCACAAAAACTGATGGTACGTTGTGGATGTGGGGAAATAATGCATTTGGTCAATTGGGTCAAAATAACTCAACGTATAGATCATCACCTGTTCAAGTTGGCGCACTTACTACTTGGTACAAGATTTTGGCTACCAGATTTTCAACCATAGCCCTCCTTTACTAAGAACATCATGCCATCAACCACCGTCATATCAGGCGTTCAGTACTCAGGCATCTGGAGTCTCAGCGGCCAAGCTAACGCTGTAGCTGCGGGGACTTGGCCTTCTCAGCCCGTGCCAATATATGCTTGGGGTCTTAACACTTCTGGACAGTTGGGTCTTGGAAATACAACAAATTACTCTAGCCCAAAACAAGTTGATTCTGCTGTTTGGGCTACCGTTGCTGGCGGCAGTGCATTTTCTTCGGCTATAAAAACAAATGGAACTTTATGGTCGTGGGGGCAAAATAACCAAGGTCAACTTGGTCTTGGCAATACCACCGGCTATTCTAGTGCCAAGCAAATTGGCGCATTGACTACATGGTCTACAGTCTCTTGCGGATCGGATTTTGCAATAGCAATTAAAACTGATGGGACAATGTGGTCTTGGGGTCAAAACCGATCAGACGCAGGGCAACTGGGTTTGGGCAACACTACTTATTATTCTTCTCCTAAACAAATTGGCGCATTAACAACTTGGTTAAGAATATCTTGTGGCCGTTATCACGCTTTGGCAACAAAAACAGATGGAACTCTTTGGGGTTGGGGTGGCAATTACCAAGGTGCTGTTGGTGACGGGACATCAACAACCCGTTCTAGCCCAGTCCAAGTTGGCGCACTCACTACTTGGGCGACCGTTTCTGGTGGTGAGTATTACTCGGCGGCAACAAAAACAGATGGCACAATTTGGATGTGGGGTTTAAATGATTCTGGTCAATTGGGTCTTGGTAATACAACTTATTCATATTCTTCCCCCAAACAAGTTGGAGCGCTAACTACATGGGCTTCGGTCAATGCGGGTACATATTATTCTACTGCCATAAAAACTGACGGCGCTTTGTGGACTTGGGGTAGAGGTACAAATGGAGTGCTTGGTCTTGGCAATACGACCAGTTACTCCTCACCCAAACAAGTTGGTGCATTGACTACTTGGCTTAGAATTGCTCCCGGAACCAGAAGAAGCCACTCGATTATTGTAAAAACAGACGGCACTTTATGGTCTTGGGGAAATAATGCGTCTGGTCAACTTGGCTTAGGAAATACTACAAGCTATTCATCCCCCAAGCAAGTTGGCTCTTTGACTACATGGGGCTCTGTGGCCGCTGGAGGTAGTTTTACCTTAGCCGTATTATCATAAGCACATGAAAAAAACACTCCACTTCCTCTCTGGCATCCCTCGCTAAAATTCATCTTTTCATCAACTCATAGGAGTCTCAAATGGCACTTTATGTTCGCATCCAAAACAACGCAGTGACAGACTGCTGGGACACCGCACCACCAGCGGGTCAAGATGGCTGGAAATCAGCCGTTGAAGTGAGGCCAGCTATCACAGCGCATCGTCAAGGCTACACTGCCCACACGTTTGATCTGTCCACCGACCCGGTGCAGATCGTGTACGGAACCTACGACATCCCTGTCGCAGACCGCAAAGCAGGTATGAAAGCCAACGCCTCGTTCAGCTTCCAGCAAGTTGTGCAAGAGCAGATGCGTGACCCATCCAAGTACGACCCTGCTGCCGTTGCCGCTGCACAAGCTGCCATTGCACCTAAGGTTGCTGCGATTGAAGCCGCTACAACTCACGATCAGCTTGACGCTCTGCTATGAAAATATTAGTCATGGGTCTACCGGGCAGCGGCAAGACTTACCTTGCACAAGCCCTCAAAGCCTACCTTGAGAGCAACTCAAGCATCAAGAATATGCCAGCACACAGGATGCAGGACACGGTTCCAGCGTCCTACAAGTGCAGCGTGGATTGGTTCAATGCTGACGACATCCGCAAGCGGTTCAACGATTGGGATTTTTCCAAAGAAGGCCGCATTCGTCAGTCCCTACGCATGGCTGAGTTTGCACTCAAGTCCACTGGCGACTATGTGATCTGCGACTTTGTGGCCCCGCTGGTGGAGATGCGGAACAACTTCAAGGCCGATTGGACTGTCTGGATGGACACCATCGATCAAGGGCGCTTTGACGATACTAACAAGGCATTTATTCCACCGAAGGAATATGACTTCAGAATTACTGAGCAGAACGCCGAGAAGTGGGCTGAGTTTATTGGTCAGCACATCCTAGACAGTCGCCGCCGCCCTGTGTTTGATTGGAAGCGGGAAACGGTGCAGATGCTGGGCCGCTGGCAACCTTGGCATCCGGGCCACAGGGCGTTGTTTGACCGGGCTATTGCCAAGACAGGCCAAGTGGTCATCCAGATCAGGGACTGCCAAGGCTGGAACGGCTCCAACCCCTTCGCCGCAGAGCAGGTGAAAGACTTGATCAAGCGTGACCTAGACCCCCTGTATCAAGGCCAGTACGAGATACAGCTTGTGCCAAATGTCACAAATATTACCTATGGTAGGGACGTGGGCTACAAGATTGAGCAGGAAGTGTTTGACGCAGCCACCCACGCCATTTCCGCAACCGAAATCAGAAAGAAGATGGGTGTGTGATGACTGAGAAAATGATCAGCGAGACAGAGGCCA